CCATTAGATGGAGGGACGAGCTAGACGAAAGGCAGTCTTACATCGTCACTCGCGGAGGGTCGCTGGCGAATAGCAAGAAAGAGCTTGAGCGCTTTTTGTCGGACAAGCCTCGTCTGTCTGTTGCGAAGCTACGGAAGGAGCTTGATGATGACATGGAAAAAGTGCGTCAACTTAGAGACGACGTGCTGGCAGGTGACTACGACAAGCAACTGCGTAAAGAGGCGAAGAACAATGCTGCGTTTCAAGCCGTCAAGAAAGACATTGACAGGCTTAAGGAAGAGTTGGAAAAGCGCATCTTAGAAGCGTACAAGCTCTCCCCAGAGACAGCCAAGATTAGCGGCACTCAAGTACTGACTGATGGAACAAAGCTAGAGGCAGATGGTAAGCGAATTGCGGAGTTAGAAAAGCAGATTGAGCGCCGCAGGGAGATTAAGGACGACATCCTGAGCGACAGCATTGCTGAGCGACGTAAAGCCTATTCGCAATTCCTGCGTAGGGCTACCAGCCCGTTTGTTGGTTTGGACGGCAATCGCTATGGCACTGGTGGCATTGTCGCTATCAAGAGGCGCGTTGCCGACTTGAAGGGAGAGTTCACCACTGATGCCATTGGTACAGAAGCCGTCAAAGGCTATATGGACTCCCTAATTAAAGAGAAAGAAGAAGCGATCAACTTTCTCGACTACGCCCTTAAAAACTGGGAAGACTTGCAAGGGGCTGCCGATGATAACTTCCATACCAAATGCCTCGTCAAGGCAGACTCTGCTGCCTATCAAACTGTCACTGCTTGTGACTACGTTAAGTTTTCACTGCGCTGCAAACTGTTTCGGCGCATCCAAGGGAGACAGAAAAAGTATGGGGAGAAAGACGCTCCTGATGGCTACAAGATGAGTGACAATGGCGTTCAAGGGCGCATGGCATTTTTCACTGTTAGCTACAGAAAGACTGGCGACCGCAACTACATTTCTATTCCTATCGTCTTTGCCGTTCGACGCGCAGCGGATCAAGACAACTTCATCGGGCTGGATTTCAAGGCGCCGTCTACCGCGAAGTGGGAGTTCAAGATGGAGCCCATTGGTGATATTGGCGCGGAGACTCGGGATAGTGGCCAAGGGCAGTTTGCTTTCGTTGAAAACAGCGGTAAGCGCTCTAGCTACGGACTAGGCAATGGAGGAAGAATTAAGTGGACTGGCACTCTAATCAGCGCTGGTCTGCTCAACAAGAACGCCCTGGAAGAGCGAGGCCCTATCTATACCAATGAATGGGATTTGTTCTCTGTGCGGTCTGATACCAGCACTCAATTCAGTTTTGAGGGCGGGCCTGAGTTCAAGATTACTGCCGTCACCGAGCAGCAAATAGGCGGCACAATCGGCAAGTATGAGGCCATGAGCATGGCTGCGCTTGGCGTGTATTCAGGCAAGGGCGTACAGGATTTACGTTCCATTACTGCCTATGTGACGGAAGGCAAGGAAAGCTGGGTGGTAGATGAGAAAGATGGCACGCGCAGCAGAAACGCCAACTCCACAAGTTACGCGCCTGACATTTTCGCTGACACTGTTCTTGACCTGGACAATGGGATTGGCAAATATGCCAAGCCAGAAGGTATTGACTGGGAAAGCCTGGCGCTTGCAAAGCGGTTTTGCAAGAACAATGGTTTAGGCGTCCGCTTGTTCATGGACGGCGTGATTGCCGACTTGTCATCGTGGCGGCAGTTCTGGGCGGAAGTGGCTCCTTACAGCCTGCTGGAGCTTGCAAGGATTGGCGGCAAGGAAACCCTCATCCCTGCAGTGCCAACCAACAGAAGGGGAGAGGCGAATCGTGAGGTGACAATTTCTGCCATGTTCACGGCAGGCAACATCCTTGAAGGCAGCTACAAGGAAGAGTTTGTGGACTATGGCGACAGTTCACAAGACCTCATTGCCACTGTCATCTATCGAGACACGGAAGTACAAGACGTGTTTCCACGCAATGCAAGTGTGCAAGTGAGCCTAAATGACGTACAGGAGGGCACTGCCATCAGGCAGACGTTTGACTTATCGCAATTTGTCACACAGCGGGAACAGGCCGTCTTGTTCGGTAAGTTGTTGTGTAACCAGCGGCGATGGATGAGGCGGGGGGTTGAGTTCAAGACATTCCCCACTGACTCTCCCGTGTCGCCTGGAAGCTACATCTACGTGGACATTGGGCTCAACACTTGGGACCGCATCTCCTCCGGCATGATCATGCAAGGCGGGGAACTCAACATTCCACTGCGTTCCTCCATCGTTAGTGGCAACTACGACATGCTTGTGTATCAAGCAGGAAAAAAAGTCGAGAGTTTGTCTGGCGTGGCCGTCGTGAATAATGCCACAACCGGAGTCATTAGCGCAGCTTCCCTTGCAAGCAGAGAGGGTGCGATGTTTGTGCTTGGCGTGAAGAACAACAGAAAGCGCGTGTTCAGAGTGACAGAGGTGGCAATGGACGAGGAAGGAGAGGTGACTATCAAGGCCATGGAACACCCATGTCAAGATTCCGCCGGAAAGCTCTTGAGTAGGGTTGCAAACTTCTCCGACAGCCTATTCAAGGTGCTATAGGGCATTGGTGGTACTTAGTGGCTAAGCTGATAGAAAACAATAGGTGATATGGGCTTCTATACTGGCCGCACCGGATCACTGGTTTTTGACGGCAAGCCGGTAGCGAAAATCCGTGACTGGTCGCTTGAGACCACGGTAGAGCTGCTCTCCACTAATGACATTAGCAGTGTTGCCAATACATTCACCCCTGGCGTGAAAGGTGCTACTGGCAGTGCAACGCTTCTTTACTATCGCCTGGAGAGTGGAGAAGGTGCAGTTTATACGGAGTTCACAAGGTTGTTGGGTAACATAATGCGGAGCGGGGCGATCACTGATAATCAAAAAGTGAGACTCATTCTGAACGTGGGCAATCAAGCGCCAGACGATATTCGCTTGGACGCTTTCATTACTTCCGCGCAAGTCGGCTCTAGCACTGGAGAACTGAGCACGGTCTCCATTCAGTTCACGATGGACGGCGACTTCCTTGACGTGATTGAATAAGAAACAGCATGACAGTATTCGTTGGGCACAAAGGGAACATCCGACTTCGGCGTGGATTAAAGCTGAGCTATGGGCGACTGAGTGAGCAGATAGTACCAGACGACGTAAACCTGTCACTCAACCGACTTAGCTTTGACAATGCTATTGACAACCTGCTAACGGGCGACCGGCTAGAGATGCTCACTAGCGATCCGCGAAAGCTCGTTTGCTTTCCTCCATCGACCTGGCTTGACAACCGGTTAAACGATGAAGTGAGCCTCTACATCAATGTGAATGCAGCGGGCGGCTTGCGATTCTTCCGCAGCTTTGAGGATGCTGTAAACAACGTAAGGGCGAGAGAAGTGCCTCTGCAGGCTTTTACTGGCGCTCCTCTTGACATTGAGATACAAGTGAAGGACACGGCCTATAACGTGCTTGGCAATGTCACTAGCTATACGTTCAACACCGACCGTGAGGCCATTGACACAACCAGCCTTGCGGACAAGTTTCGCAGCCAGTACACGGCTGGCTTAATCAGCGGCAATGGCACCATTGATTGCTTGTTTGACTACAAGACCAGCGGAGCAAAGGAAATGCCCTTGCTCATGCTTCAACTCATTCAGCGACTAGACATTGGCAGCGAGTTTGACCTTGCGCTTTACTTAACTGACGGCACATCCACCCCTGGCGCAAGTAGCGTCTTCTACGAAGTGGGGGCGATGGTGACAAGGGCAGGAATTACAGTGGAGGATAGCTCCATTGTCTCTTGCACTATTGACTTCGTAAGCACTGGCGAAATCAAGCTTCTTGTTGGCCAGCCTTCGGGCTACATCCTGAAAGAAGATGCTGGCTTGATTGGCCTTGAACAGTCGCTAGACTTCCTCTTACAAGAAGTGGAAGATTAGACTAAGCATAACTGTTGAGAGGATACCACCTTGGCTGACCAAAGAATCTCACAACTGCCAGCGCTGCCATTAGCAGCAATAGCATCTGGAGACTTATTGGCGGTTGTTGATGTTTCGGCGTCACAAACCAAGAAGACCACTGTTAGCGAGCTGGTTGCTGCTGGCGTAGCATTGGTCCCTAGCGGCACTCTCAACCTTGGCCTGTTCAACCAGAACAGCACTACCAAGCTCGGCACTGCCTCCATTGCCGATGATGCCATTACGGCAGCAAAGCTGGCAAACGACAGTTCCATTGCCGTGCAGACCACGGCGCCTAGCGGGGATAACTTTGAAGGGAGAGGCTTTTTCAATAGCTCCACTGGCAACCTGCAAGTTTTCAATGGGACGAGCTACCAGCAAGTAGTGCTTGGCGCTTCAGGGATTAGCGATGGGTCGATCAGTGCGGCGAAGATTGCAAGTGGCACGATCACCACGGCTCAAATTGTTTCTTCTGGCTTGAACACTGCTGCCTATGCCGATGGCAGTGTGTCTGCCGCGAAGATTGCAAGCGGCACGATCACGACTGCGCAAATTGCAAGCGGCACGATCTTGGCTGGCAACATTGCCACTGGCACAATCACTGGCACTCGCCTGGCTGCTAACACTGTCAACTACGACCGCATCCAAGCAGTGTCCTCTGGAGACCGACTCCTAGGGCGTAGCTCGGCCACTAGCGGCACCATCGAAGAGATTGTCTGCACGGCTGCGGGAAGGGCCTTGCTGGACGATGCAGACGCCACTACGCAGCGTGCAACGCTCGGCCTAGGCACGCTTGCTACTGCCAATGGCACTTGGACGAATGGCAGTAGCTTTGCAGGCACCAGCACTGGTACTAACACGGGCGATCAGACAATCACGCTGACGGGCGACGTGACTGGCACTGGTAGCGGCACGTTTGCTGCCACCATTGCAAGTGGAGTGGTCAGTTCTGGGAAGATTGCCGATGGAGCAGTCATTGCAGCCAAGCTAGGAGACAATGCCGTAACGGCTGACAAGCTCAACGACAATTCTGCAACAGTCGTGGGCACTGCAGCCCCTGTCGCCAGTGGTGCATTTATTGGCCAGCAGCATGTCAATACCAACACGGGCTTTGAATATACGTGGACTGGATCAGCTTGGCAGCGGCTAAGCGGAGTGGCAACCT